AATGAAGGTTCACGTGCTCCGGGGTGCAAAAAATATAATGAAACAACTAATCCTGATAAAAAAATATGGGCGGAAGGATGTGATGTTAAATGGGATGGTATTACTAACATATAAATACCATTAAATTTAATATTAATATTAATATTAATATTAACATCTACTCGATTGGTTCTAAATAAACAACATATAAATATAACAACCCGACTAGTCACCAACTACTCTATTTTATATTATACACTTATGATATCATATAATGAAGTTGCATAATGCGATATTATCTCTCCCCGATTCACTGGTAAATGAAATTTATTTATACCTCCCCAATCATACCTTGTTTCATTTATCTAAAACAAATTTTAATTTATATATTGACGATTATTACAAACATTGTAAACAAAGCAAACGAGGTGTGTTTTATTATAACAAAGTAAATAATACTTATATTAGGTATTTAATACGAAATAACTTGTATCTATTTATGGATTACATACTGTATACACATTCTAATAGTCCATTTAACAAAAATAAGAACTTTTACTACAATAATAAGAGGTTTAAAACTTATATAGATTATTGTATCTTTTTGGCGAATTTATATGAAAGTGAAACCACAAAACAATTACTAATGAATTATAAGAAAATCAATAAAATATAATAAAATACTATAAACAAGCATCCATAAAATTACATAAACAATAATAGATTATAATGATTTAAAATATACAAGGTAAGTTAATATAATTGATGGAAGATTTAGATTTAAACAATCTTTTAAGTAGAAAAGAACAAGCACAACAGTTAATTGATTATTTACATTATTTCGAGCAAAATAAGCATGATTTAAACACAAAAAGGGGTATGTATGTTTATGGTAATACAGGTGTAGGTAAAAGTAGATTTGTGTATGATATTTTAAAACGGTTGGATTATGATATTATTGGATTTGATGCCGGTGATGTTCGTAATAAATCTGCGATTGATAAAATAACAAAGCACAATATGTCTGATAAAAATATAATGAATTTGTTTTATAAAAAAACTAAAAAAATTGCTATCGTAATGGATGAAATAGATGGGATGAATAGCGGCGATAAAGGAGGCATTAATTCACTGATAAAGTTGATGCGAGCTAAAAAGACCAGAAGGCAGAAAAAAGAAGACATCACATTAAATCCTATTATATGCATAGGTAACTATCATATAGATAAAAAAATAAACGAAATAAAGAAAACAATGGACAACATCGAAATCAAAACACCTACCGATGAACAAATCGACAATATTCTATCTAAAACAATAAAAAATGGCAATTACACGAACATTAAAAATAGTAAAAAGGGAGAGATGTTACAATATATCGGTGGAGATTTAAGAAAGTTGAACTTTGTCATTAATTTACACGCTTTAAATAGTAAGTTACTGGTAGATAAAAACATTAATGATATATTCGTTGGTGTAAATTACAACGACGATACAAAGATAATCACGAAAAACCTATTAAATAATTATTATACGATTGATGAGCATTTTAACTTAATGAATGATACTAATAGAACCAGTGTTGCGTTGTTGTTTCATGAAAATATAATTGATGTATTATCCACTGCTAAAAAACAAGAGTCTATTGAGTTTTATATTAAGATACTAGAAAACATATGCTTTGCAGACTATATAGATAGAATTACTTTTCAAAAGCAAATATGGATATTTAATGAAATGTCATCTTTAATAAAAACGTTGTATAACAACCATTTGTATCAAAACGAATATGCGTGTAAAAAACAGCATACTACCAAGGTGCGTTTTACCAAAGTGTTAACTAAATATTCAACCGAGTATAATAACAGCGTGTTTATACAAGATATGTGTAGAATATTTCATATGGATCGCGGTGATTTACTATGTTATTTTTACAACTTACAACAAACAACGGAATTAGATGATATAATTGAAACATTTCAAAAGAAAAACTTGATTAATAAACTGGAGACGGTGCGTATGTTTAGATATATTGATTCATGTTATAACTAAAAGAATTTATTTTTTTGTGGTTTATTTTTTATATAATGTTAATTTATAATGAAAGTAAAAGGGTTAATCAAAACAATTCAAAATTTGCCTACTATTACTAGGATAGGTGTTTATATTTTGATATTTATCGCTTTTCGATTTTTATTGGATGCGTTATTTAATAGTTTACGAAACTTAAAAATCATGAAAGAAGGAATGGATGGTATGGGTGGAAAAAAATTCGTGTTGTTTCACTGGAAAAACTGTGGTCATTGCAAAAAAATGATGCCAGAATGGAATAAATTTCAATCAAATTACAAAGGTAATATCAATGTTTCCAAGATAGAAAAAGATGAAAATCCTGCTTTAATTAAAAAGTTAAGTATTACGGGATACCCAACTGTTTTGTTGTTAGATGATAATAATAATAAGATTGAAAGTTATTCTGGGGAGAGAAATTCCAATGCCTTTATGAATTATTTAAAAAATAAGGAATAAAACAAAGACAAATAAACAAACAATAAATATTTAATTATATTAATTTAATGATAACTTCGTTTAATTAATATAATGACATCTATAATGTGCAACGTACTAGCACGGTTTTGCTTACCATTCAAAAAAACGAACCCAACCACGACACACAACGACGAATTTAATGGTATAATACAAAATAGCAGCGAGAAAGAAAATAAATACAAAATAACACCAGTATTATGTATTAAATACGACCCTTCCAGTGTAAAAGAAAAAATAGGTGAAGGTGGTTCGTCTGTGGTATTTCATTATAACACCGGTAAAACGAGTTATGCCTGTAAAAAAATAAAGACAAGTATTTCAAATGTTAGAAATGAGATAAATATTATGAAAACATACAGTGCTCATAAACATTTGCCTGTATATTATGATTCACTTTTAAATCAAGACGACAAATTATCCAAATATTTTCAATATAGTTATATATTCATGGAATATTGTAAAGGTGTAGAATTATTTACATTATTGAAATCGAATTTTTGCCACGATGTTGCAACAAAAATAGTATATCAATTATTGACCGCAATTTCTCATTTGCAAAAATTTAATATAATACATGGCGATATAAAACTTGAAAACATAATTATTGACTACAAAAATGATATCAAGTTAATCGATTTTGGAATATCAAAACAGTTAGATGGTGGGAAGGCGATTTCCTTAAAAAACCATTCAGGAACGATAGGGTATTTATCTCCTGAATGGTTATTGTTTAATTATGCAACGTTGAAAACCGATATATGGAGCGTAGGTATATTGTATTTTATATTATTGAATAATTCGCATGTATTTAATACCGTGAATTTAGACGCATATAAAAGTCAACTACAAGAATTAGACAATCTCGATTTACCCGACACACTAAAAATTTATAACAAAACCGTTCCGCCAAACAAATACAAATTAATTTATATGTTTTTATATAACACAATATGTTATGATAAGGAACGATATTCAGTTAAACGGTGTTTGCGGAGCAAAATATTTGCGTATTACAATAATATTATGGTATAAATTGAAGCCGTTACTTATTAATTAAGACTATTAGGTATTAAAAACATTAATTTTTAATTATGTAATAACCATAATAATGTCGATTGAAACTATTAAACTAGTAAATAAAATAACGCGTGATTTTATGTCTATTCTTGAAAAATATTCTGACAATATTAATACTCTTAACCATATTGATTATTATATAACTCATAAGTTAGACAGTAATATTAAAAAAATAGCAGTTTCTGATAATAATGAAGGCGTTTTAAAAGAGCGTCAGTATTTTATAAATAAATTTTTGTGTAGTATGGAAAACATATTTTATTACGTTGAAACAAATGATATATTTATTCATTATGACTTAAACCATTACAAAATTTTCGAAGAAGATAGTTTGCGCAGTCAAATATACAATGAAATTATGCAACAGCACCCAAGCTTAAGTAAGTATAAATTTGATATTGAAACAGAAATAATTAACGAACTAAAAAAAGAAACATTATTTAATTGTATACCGGAATCATCTACAATTCAAAATGTTATAAATTGTTTTATGACCGTTTTCTTTGATATCAAAGAAAGTGCTAAATATTTTTGTTGTGTGTTAGGTGATTTTATATTGGAAAAAAATGTAGAACAAGTATATTGTATTAACGGTGAAATACTAGAATTTCTAACTCTTTTTGAAAAAACAATTTTAAATCGATTGGGCAATATTGTGTTGGTTAATTCAAATCGGTTTGTATGTGATAAAGTATTAAACACCTGTAAATTAAAAGAACATAGAGTAATATATTCACGGACAAATAGCAAAATGAGTTTGTGGACCGAATTTTTAAACAAATACGCGATTGATATTTGCGCGGTTTGTATACATTACTCAAAGCGCTATCTTAATTCTGAAAAATACATAGCATCAAACGATAAAAAATTAGAAAACATTTTGTATTTAAAAAACAATTCTGTAAAAAAAATGGTCCAACAATTTAGCCTGAAAAATTTTAAATCTGATTTACAGAAAACAATTACTTATGAAAATATGGAATATTTATGGTATACATATTTAAAAAACGAATATCTTCCGACCGATATTATAAGCAATAAAGAGTTCCATTTGTTAATGCAATCAGCGTGCTATTCTAATATTCCGAATGCTGGCAATAATAAAGACGACCAAACATCGTATTTATGTATAACGCATCCAGACAACGGTAATATTACGAATGTTAAGCAGTTTTTAGATGAAAAGTTAGAGAATAATGACTCGGACCAATTAGAAATTAGTGAATTGGTTGAAATATATATTGAATATGCAGCGACCCGTCCGCCGCTAAATATAAGTTGTACGACGAATATGTTAAATGAAACCGCGATGCTTGATATCGTATCGTATTTTACCAATTTCAATATTATTAATGATGGTAAAACAATTGATGGTATTAGTTGTTCGTTGTGGAATAAAAAAGGGGAATTATCATCATTTATAGAATTGGTGAAAACGCTACATAACGATAAAACAAAAGAAATAACAGAAAACATATCATTTAATGAAATTTATACTAAATATTGCAAATACATTTCTCATACTGGAAATGTAAATAAAATAGCTACTAAATCATATTTTATAAATTTTATAATTAAGTATATCCCCGAAAAATACATAATATTTAATAAAATACTAAAACAATACTGGAATGGTAATTAACCTGTTAAACTACAAACCCTAAATAACTACAAACCCCTAAATAACTACAAACCCCTAAATAACTACAAAATAAAAATAGAATTACAAATACAACTACTACACTTAATAATAATTAGTAATAAGTTATACATTTATTACTAATAAGTTTTACAATCACTTATTTCTTTTTCTTCCCAGTCCTTCTTTTATTGCCGGTCTTTCTCTTGGCAGTCTTTTTACCTTTTTTTACTTTTTTGACGAAACCAAACTTTCCTTTGCGAGTGAAATAGCCCTTATCCGTCAATCGCTTCAATAGTTGAGGCCCCTTTTCACTTTTAGCTTTAGATACAATTTCTCCATGCTTATTTTTCTTAAGTTGGCTTTTCGTTAATCCACCGTTTGTTTCTGCGGCAACTCCGTGCCATACTTTTGCACGCGATCCCTTTAACTCACGGAATTTACCCCGTTTTGTGTGATATAAACCATCTGGTCCTTTAGTTCTATTACCCATTATATAGTATGTCAAGAAAAAATAAAAAAATTATATAAAATCTATTTAGTTACTATTTTTTATTCTAAATATAGTTGTTATTTAATTCATTACGCCATTTCTTAATATTGATGATTTGTTCTTGATTGTCTATAAATTCACTACTTATTTCTGCCATCTCATTTTTTAATTTTTCCATATGGATTTGTAGTTTATCCATAATATTGTTAATCTCCTGTATACGAATATCAATAGTGATCTGTCTTGTTTTTAATTCATTTAATTGGTTATGCGTTTCTTTCAAAACTTTACGCTTTTCTTTCAAGACTCGAGCATGTTTGTGATAAAGTTTAATAGTATGCTGCTTTCTAGTTGCAACACTTTTTCGTTTTTCACATGTTCTAAGATTGTGACCCGTCATTTTACAAAGAGAGCACTTTGTAATTCTGGTGGATTTTGGCATGGTGATAGTATGGTATATTACAATGTCTGTTATTTTAACTATAAGTGCTATAATTAACGCGCGTCAATTTTTTAATTGGACGCATTAAAACATTAATACTACCGCCTTATACAGTAGTATAAAACTCTAAAAGGCTTTTGTCTTTTATAAACATTTTGGGCGTTAAGTTGGTTTTTCTAACATAATCTGGATGGGGATTAATCAACAATTTACGCTTATCAAATGTATTATATTGATGTGCGAATACCAATATGGTTTTTTTAGGGTCCAATTGAACGAATGGCACAGTATAATTTTTAAGAAAAGCCTTTTCTTCTGCGATCTCAGCATCATCATCATATCTTGTTATCTCAAGTAGTTCCTTTTTAAACGCAAAAGTCCCTGCTGTTCCATGCGTTTTACCATATGGTCCAAAAATATACAATTGGTCTAAATCGTTGAAATAAATATATACAATACTACTTCCAGCACACAAAGCATTTGGTTGCGAACGCAATCTATCCACCGCATGCGCAACCCTTTCTGGTGGATAAAAATCGTCATCATCCATATACACTAAAATATCGCCGCTCGCTTTTTCATGCATTAAATTCCGCTTCCTTCCCAACTTTATTTTTTCTTCATATCTAAAATATTTAACCCCCTCAACATCCTTAAATAAATCCTCCACAGATTCATCTCCATCATCAATAATAATCCATTCCATTAATTCTTTTGGATAAGTTTGCGATTGATAACACTTAATTAATTGAGGTATAAACATTCGCCTGTTATATGTTGGAGTACATACACTTACAAATGGTTTACCGCTTGTCGAAACTTTTTTTTTACGATTCTTTTTACCCATTAAATAATAATATATTAATTATATCTTTAATATATTACGAAAATAATAATATTATTTTTATGCGGCAGGGGGCGATGGAGGAGTTGCATCCGGGGTAACAGTAGGTCCGAAAAATTCACCGTATATGTAATACAAAGGAAGGAGCACAAATGGCACCGCTATACCAACTGGGATCATACCTTTTGTTAGCACATTTATAGGCATATAATCTGGAATATACGTACCATATTTTTGTATAAGAAGAATACCAAAAGAAAATATAAATAACACAACCACTAAATAAGATTTTGTAATGTTTTTAAATACATTATTAACCAACCCAATATTTTGAAACATTTTAATTATATATCCAGCAACAAAAAACATACCAATTACAGAGGGGATTAATATAAAATGTGCTAGTCCGCCCGCAGTCATCCACAAAAATATAGCCATTAAATTATACTGAAAAAACCAATAATTTTCATTTTCAAAAAACCCACTTTTAACAAGGTTGATTGTCGTTTTTATATAGCCTAAATGCAAATGACCAAACATAAAGACAGTTGCCAATATTAGACCAACAAAATACATAACAACGGGCAACACCCCAGCGGTTAATAATTGTATAACCGCTCGTATATGTGATGGCGTTTTACCATATGTTTTTTTATCATCCCATAAAGCACCGCCTTCACCACCATAATACAATTTTTCTAATATTTTATTAAACTGACAAAACACATAATATAAAGATTCGCGTGGTATTTTTGCCAATCCAACATACATTGATTTCACCATTTCATATGCGAACGGCGTTTCATCCATATTGATGTCAATCATATTCATAAATTTATTTACATTAAATTGGTGTGATTCGTCATCTAAATCTAAATCTTTGGATTTGGCAGAGTGATTCATGTTCCAAATAAAAAAACATCCCAAATAAACAACAACAACGATTTGAACAAAAAACACAACCATCTCCTTTGCAATTGCAATTATTCTCTCCACATAACTATCATTTTTTATTCTATATTTTCGTGAATTAATTATATCAACCAGTTTATTATGATGGCCTGCAGGGCGGTGATATTTCCAGTCGGGGCTTTTATAATAATTTTCAATAAAATCATATGGGTCATCTTTCCATTGTTGCAAATGTTTTTCCAAATATTTCCAATCTGATTTGTATTTGTAAGTTTTATAAATATCATTCATAGTCGCCGCATCTTTAAACCCTTTTTTTAAATCGTCCAATTCTTTTTGCTGTTCTTTAGTTCGCGTTTTAGGTTTTTCTGATGTTGTTTTTTTTGTTTCGTCTGGTTCGTCTGTTTTTTTATTATCTTCTTTATTTTGCGAAACCTTACTTACCATTATATATTATAAAGTATTATAATTATTTATAATTATAATAATTTTCTGAATTTATACAATGTTTAGTATTCCTAAATTCATTTTATGATATAGTTTTAAATTACAGTAAAGTTTTTTATTATGATTATATATAAACATGAAATTTATTATTTTTTTAATACTTATATTTCTAATACCTATTATTTCATATAAACTGTATAAATTTTACAAAACAAGAAAGTTTGAGTTATTTGTTTCACAGATATCCAAATCATATGATTCAAATAAGTTTAAACAGATCGTTTTAGATAAAATGGATAATTATGATATTGAACTCGCAATTCCATCAGGCCAATATTTATACAATACGGTGCAAGGTAATTGGGGATTTTCAACGGATGAAACAAATGATGGCGTTGTATTTGGCATATATAGAGATGGTTACACCGCGGATGGTTCTATTTTTAAAGGAAAGTCTGGAAAAAGATACAAATATATGCTAGAACAAGGTCCATATGTAATCAAATATGAAGTTAGACATAATAACAAGGGTGAACACGATGTATCTATATATATAGATAACAAACTGGTTAAAATCGCAAAAGGTGAAGGAATATCGTCCGATAAAATAAAAGTCATTGGAACAAATTATCATAATTATAATAATATAATAACTGGAGATGAAAGAGGTCGTCGTCCCGTTGATTATTTAAAATTTGTTCCCAAAGAAGTAAATAAGAAAACAGAAAATAAGAAAACAGAAAATAAGAAAACAGAAAATAAGAAAATAGAAAATAAGAAAATAGAGGGATTTAGTCAGGGACGCAAACACGACAAAGATACCTATTGGGATATAAACGAAATGGTGAAAAAAGAACAAGAAGCTAAATCAAAGTTAGTCGATCAAAGAGAAAAATATAATTTTATGACTAGAATGTGCGAAGAGGAGGGTTTATTTTGCAATAAGATACAAAAACTAAATATAGACTTAAAAACTGGTAAAATATATTATAATTTAGATGAAGAACAAGAACAGAAAAAACAAGAAGCAAGTGATGCGGATGCTGATTATTTTTTAAAACACTTATTTCAGGCCATGGATGATGATAAGGATGGATTGGTGTCGCGATTTGATTTAAAATCTATAATGAATGAGTTTTACATTCAAGATGAATTATATCAAAAAGTTTTAAATGAAGTTCGCCCACAGGGAATGGATTTCAATACATTTTCTAGTTTAATAGGTCAGCCTGTTAAATTGGTATTAAAAAATATATATGATGAACATGGAGAAGCGGGTTTAAAAATGACATATAAGATATTGGGATACAAATATGTTGAAGATGAAGAAAGAAAAAATCAAGAAGAAAGGGAGAGAAAGAAAAAATACCAACATTTAAACAAACAATTTTCAGAACCAGAATATGATGATTCTGAGCCAAGTAAAACCAGATATCGCAGCGATTACAAACCCCAACATCCTCGCCCCAAAAATGGTGTCCACTTTTACGATTCCATATGGGATTTTAACAAACATTAAATAATTAATAATTAGTTATAGTTATTAATTATTATAGTTATTAATTATTATAGTTAATAATTATTATAGATTACTATATATGTTCGAATTGTTATCGTGCTTGTAGCAATTCACCTCTTCCTCCCATTATTATTAGCATATTATATCGTTCTTCAAAAACCTTTAAATCATAGCTAAATTCATTTAAATCAGCGGTTGTTTTTCTAAACCCAATTGGATTGTTGTTAGTATCGCAAATAATATTGATTGTTCTTGGTGTGGGATTGATTGGTGGTTCTAAAGTGTTAAATTCAAATCCAACCTTTGAAAATTTATTTAAGTTCATGGCCCCCGATGGCTGATAAACCGAACGGTCACTATCTAAACAAAAATTATAACAATACAATCCATCTTTAGCAGAACCACTTGTTCGCTTCCATTTTTCAATATATTCATAAATACCAGCATCCAATACATTTTCTCTATACATACCCTGCAACACTACCCCCATATCAACTAATATTTCTTTTTTATTGTAAAAATAATCCCCTATCGCACCGGTGATATAAAAATTTCGCGGATTTTTAATTGTTTTTGAATTAAATAACGGAAAATTGTTTGTAATCTTTTGCGGTTCTATATTGTTATATGTCCAGTTTGTATAATTTGACCATTCATTTCTAAGGTGTACATCATTTCTTCTAAAACGAAACATATAATTTGCTACCATATCTTTACTATCAAATTCTGTTATTTGCGTGCCGGCGACAGAAAGTTGCTCATATTCATAAATTTGTTTAATAAGCAATTTATATGACTGTGACGCAAGAACTCGTCTTTCATCTTGTCCTAAAAATATATAAGTAGATATCAAATGAATATCACTATTCCAATCATTTCTGGTTTGGTCGTACAAAGACAATGTTCCAGATATGTCTTGCGGCGGGTTTAAAAAATGCCACATTTGATGATGAAGTTCGTTGGGATTTGGAGCACGACGATAACTTATACCACTCGCACTATTTACAGCATCTACATCATTTATAGTATACAATTTTGATATTGGCTCAAAAGTTATTTTGATATTTATTTCTTGATATTGTAATGCCACTAATGGCAACGCCATCTTACTAGAATCCGAAAAAAATAAGTTTAATGGTATATACAATTTGCGACCTTGAATAGACGGAATCACACCTGTTTCATCTACATACATCGCATTTGGATATACATTGGCACGATTGCCACTAAACGCCGGATTATTTAATTCTGGTATATTTCCAGTCATTCTATTCCACAAATCCTTTTTTGAATTACTAAAATCCCGTTCTTTTAAACAATTTAAATACTCCCCCGAAAACTTACTTAAAATAATAGGGCCCGAATATACTTCTACTTCACGAATCATATTTGTGCCTAGTTCTTCAATCCATCTAAATTGATAGGGTTTCAAAGGAGTCGTTCCGGAAGTTGTTTGAGAAGTAGCATCAAACTCGTAAAAAGGACTCCATATATCCGGAAGCGATACACATACATAAGTATCGTAAAGCATTTCTGCATAACGAGGTATCTTAAAATCAAGAACGGTTGGAGTATTATAGTTTAAAATACGACTGCCTTTGTAATCAATTCTGAACCGTTGTAGTCCAAAATTTGTATGTTTTTTATACACTGCTTGAAAAAATGTTTTTTTAGGATTTCCATTTATTATTACATTTTCATTACCGTATGATGTTAAATTTAATAATCCACCACCCATTTAATTAATATATTATAATATAATAATAATTTTAATATATTATTTATTGTATTTATTGTATTTATTGTATTTGCGCAATAAAATAAATCTACTTATATATTAAATATGAATGAAAGGAGATCATTTCCTGACTTTTTTGACAAATCCAATATATTAAAAAAAGCACCGACACCCGGTAACGCAAATATTCCAAAAATAGAAGAAACCGGTGGCGATATGTTAGAAAATATGGGTAAACAGTCAGCGGAACAGTTGGCGAAGTTTAAAAAACAAGTAATAGAATATTATAAAATGATTACTAGCGATAATAAGATATTCCTACGAGTTATATTAGCTATGTGTGTCGTAACCGCGCTTCTTATTATATCTTTTTACATTAGAAATCGAAATAATAAAAAAACAAACAACATTTACGCATTAAATAAAAACATTAAAGATTATAATAAATTTAAGGACGAAAACGACATCGGCCCGATTGCTAACTTTAATTTTAACGAAACATATGATAAAGTTCATAAGCGACCGACTTCTTTAAAAGATTACTATATTTTGGGTAGTTACAATAGTTGTTGTGGGGGTGAAGTGTTTAATAACTGGATGGATGTTGGTATATTAGAAAATACAATAAAAATGGGACCCAGAGTATTAGATTTTGAAATATTTTCATTAAATGGCGTTCCTATTGTTGCCGCCAGTTTAAAAAACGCAAATACAAAAAATGAAAATTCTTATTCAAAAGATACATTAAATCATTTAGAAGTTCCGACTGTATTAGAAACATGTAAACAAGCATTGTATGGTATAACAACACAAAACGCAAATGACCTTTTAATATTAAATTTTAGGATAAAAACGCATAATACCGCTGCACTAAATGCTTTATCTCAAAACATTAAAGATGCCTTTCAAGCTAGTTTATTGCCCGCTGATTTTGGTAATGGAGGGAGAGAAAAAAATGTAGTAAATGAAAACATCAAAAATTTAAAGCAAAAGGTTATCATTTCAGTCTATGATGATACTAATACATTTAAAGAAACTGATTTATATAAAATTACCAACATATGCAACAATATGGAAAATAAAGATATGGGAGGGGTTGAGTTTTTAAGAAATTATGATGTCCAATATGAAACAGATAAAGAAGACATGATAAAGAAAAATAAATTAACTTTGAAAATTGTAATACCAGATGAAACAAACGAAAAGCAAAACCCTCCTCATAAAATACACAGAGAAAATGGTTGTCAAATATCGTTGTTGCGTTTTAGTTTGTATGATTCTAATTTAAAAGAAGCGCTTAGTTATTTTTCTAATAATGAATCTGCGTTCGTGATGAAATCAGATAAGTATAGATACAAGCCAATCATATTACCAACGCCTAAAAAAATGGATCCAAGAGTAAAAAAAATACTACAACAAAATAGTTAAATTAAGTTAATACATTTACATTTTACTTGATATAATTTACAATCTATGTAATTTACAATCTATGTAATTTACAATCTATGTAATTTACAATCTATGTAATTTACAATCTATGTAATTTATAATTTATATTCTTTATAATTATATTCTATATAATTTATATATAATATGAATCGACAAACATTTCAAGAACGAGAATTGTCTATATTAAGAAGTGCGGTAGATAAGATTGAGAAAAGCACCGGTTATAGTTTAATTAATAACCCTAGTGTAAAAACAATAATTGAAATAGTCGAGCAATTTTTAAGAGATAAAAAAAGAATATGTTATGGTGGAACGGCTATTAATAACATCTTGCCTTTAAAAGACCAGTTTTATGATAAAAATGTGGAATTGCCTGATTATGATTTTTATTCACATGAACCCATGAAAGACGCAAAAGAACTAGCCGATATTTATTACAAAAAAGGATTTGAAGAAGTGGAAGCAAAAGCAGGTATGCATCCAGGAACATTTAAAGTGTTTGTAAATTACATACCGGTTGCAGATATTACTTATTTAATTGATGATATTTATAAAAATATTAAAAAACGATCAATTATCGTTGATGGTATTTACTACACTCCAGCAAATTATTTAAGAATGTCTATGTATTTAGAATTATCGAGGCCAAATGGCGATGTCAGTCGTTGGGAAAAGGTATTAAAACGTCTTAGTTTATTAAACAACCATTATCCATTAAAAGGGCGTCGTTGTGATCGTGAAGAAATACAGCGATTGTTTGAATATGGTGTAAAAAAATCGATTAGTAAAGACAAAAGTGCTGATACATCACCTGAAAGTTTAAATAGCAAAGATAGTAGTTATGGTGATTCTATTTTTATAACAGTTAGAGATTCATTAATAGCACAAGGATGCGTATTTTTTGGTGCGTATGCCAATCGTATGGTTTTAAAACAGCACCCAAAAATAAAACATATACCAGTTGATAAAATACCTGATTTTGATGTTCTTTCAATTGAACCACGCAACACCGCTAGAATTATTAAAGAAAGACTTACTGATATGGGGATAAAAAAAATCAAGATTCAGAAAAGAAATGGTGTAGGTGAAATAATTGCTCCTCACTATGAAATTAAAGTTGGTAAAGAAACAATCGCTTTTATATATGAACCGTTGGCATGTCATAGTTACAACGAAATTAAATTTGGAAGCAAAACGGTAAGAATCGCAACGATAGATACGATGCTAAGTTTTTACTTGGCATTTGCTTATGTCAAACGACCCTATTATAATGAAAACCGCATTATATGCATGAGTGAATATTTGTTTGATGTTCAGCAAAAAAATAGATTGACACAAAAGGGTTTGTTAAAGAGATTCACAATTGATTGTTATGGAGAACAATTAACGATGGAGAAAATGCGAGCAGATAAATCAGACAAATATAAAGAATTAAAAAATAAGAAAGATTCAAAGGAGTTTGATTGGTTTTTTTTACGATATATTCCAGCACAAACCAACGATTTTAAAAAAACGACAGGTAAATCCACAAAGAAAACAAGGACTAAATCAGAAAAGGAAACCGCCAATCGTAATAAAACCGCAAAAAAGGGTAGAAAGAAGGCAAAGAAAACAAGAAAATCAACTAATAAACGAACCACGCTTATCTCCCTTTTTAAATAAAATAGCCCGCTTAATCTTGGTATAAATTTTATAATAAATACTTTATAAAATTTACCGATTTGTTATTGTTGATTACCGCGCTCATATGAATCCCTTACAAAACACTTAAATGATTTGACAGAGAGTTTAATCCATAAAACATAATTCCAAATAATGAGGTTTGAACTAAATAACCACTTAAAGTATGGAACCCATCTTTGTTAAACAAAGATGGGAAATTTCTAATAAATATCTTTTGAATGTACGGCAACTGCATTAAAAAGTATAACACCATTCCTAATATTGGTGTTTGAAACTCGTCATATACTTGATCTAGTCTAGCAGTATTATTTTCCTTTTGTTTGGATTGTTTTACTAAATCTTCAAATGTATCATCATCATCTATATAGTTTTTCAACCTTTCACCTACATCGGGAATATGATTTATTTTAACATTAGGATCAAAACTAACTTGTGAATTTTGGTTTGGAATATGTTTACTTGGAAGTCCGGTTAATTGACTTGCACTTGCTTCTTGTAAACCACTTACGATTTGACTTATAGACTCTTTAGAAAGTTCAGCAATAACACTTTTATTATCACCGGTATCATTTACGGCCATTTTAACATTTTCAGAAGGATTTAATTCATTGGGCAAATTATTGATATCACTGGTTGATGCAGAAGATTCCATTTTATACATTAATAATAGTAACTAAATGTATAAAATACGCATTTACACATATTAATTATTCAAATTCTACATAATCTGTGTTGTCTTTACATTGTATAGCGGATGGTTTGTATTTATAACATTTATTATCAAATTTATATGTTTTACCCTCGATTTTATCAATAGTAGGGGCTTTAAATACTAAACAATTTCTATCATTACAAACCTTTCTAAATAATGTGGACAAACCCAATCCTAACAATATAGATATAATTACTTTTCCAAAATCACTATATATAAGTCGTCTTAAATACATATATAATTTATAAATAATATATAATTTCACAAATAATATATAATTTTACATACACATAAAATATCACCTATTGAACTTTATATTCTTCGATGTCTTTTGAATTTACAGGACACTGTGTGATTTCTTTTTCAAATTTAAAACAGTTATCTGCTTTGTCTTTGTATAACAATTTATTTGTGTTTGAAGGACTGGGGTAAACATAAATAATTCTTTTTTTTGGTGACAAAACATATGATAAAAATAACCCAGCAAACAATGCCAACAAAAACACCTTTATATCAATAAATTTAGATAGTGTCATTATATATTATTATTTAGATTGTTATTTTATTTAGATTGTTATTTTATTTAGATTGTTATTTTATTTAGATTGTTATTTTATTTAGATTGTTATTTTATTTAGATTGGTTAGTTTGGCATTAATTAACATTTTTCACTATTTCAAACTGTGTTATTAATACTTCCTTATTTTCTATAGAGGTTTGTTTAAAACTAAACGTGTTTTTATATACATCTGTTGCGATCTTCTCTTTTTCAATGTTGACCTCTTGATATTTAATTTCCCGCCTTTTATCAAACAAAGCAGTTAATTTTTGGGTAAATTGGCTAAAAACATCTATTAAATCCGTATCGCGATTTGTTTCTTTATACTTTTTGATGGACTTATTATACTCGCTTATTGATTTTTCTATTTCTTTGTTAATATATTCTAATGCTTCTGTTCTATTATATGAATTTTCATATTCATCGACATGGACCTCTCCCACACCATCTGTGTTTGATTTAACAACAAATGTATTGTTTTTTTCGTCATATGATTTGCGTAATTTATCTAATTTACCATTTAGTTTTATTAAATTGTCTTTTAACCTTTCAAACTTACTAACCACATAATCCTCGTCTTTTAAATTAAACAATAAATCTAGTTTTAATTTTATAATGTCTGTTTTTACAATTTCTAATTTATCATGTAATATTTCTATTAAGTCGTCGTATGATTTGTAATTTGCTAGTTTAATATTGATATCTAAATCACATGGCGTATTAGAAGAACATTTTGCTATTAAATACACTTCCTTTTTTCCATCTTCCTTTTCAACTATTCTTTCAAAGGCCGTCCCGCCTTTTTTTTTACATTTGATACATTTGATTTGTGCATTAATATCGCCGCCATTTTTTAGTATTTTTTTAATTTGTTCACTATATTTTTGCTTTTTACTATAATAATTATTTAATGCTTCTGTGTATTTTGTACCATCACTCATTTACTATTAAATGTTATAAAAATTTTTATGAAGTTTCACAAAATCACTTTCAAATTTAGGAAGATTGGTGATAATTTCATTTCTATCTTTTAACTTTCTATCTGATAATAATTTAATTTTATTTAATATGTAATATTTTTTAAGTTGTTCTTTTTGTTTTAAATCTTCTAAAGTTGGTTTATGTTTCCGCTTATAATACAAGATTCCTCCAATAATAAGGCAAAAAATTAAAAACAAGGTAATATTGGTGTTTATTTTATCAATGTATTGTTTTTTGTTTCTATTATTTTTCAGTGTTTCGCTTATAAAATACCGAACACCCGGTTCTATTAATGTCGCCTTTTGTGTATTCATAATATATAATTATTAATAAATAATAATAGAAAAGAAAAACAAATTAACAAACAAAGAAAGCGTAAAATAGTATTGTATAAATAATAAATAATATATAATATATAACAATGTTCATGATTTTATCAGTTCATGTATTTATAATTATATTGTATTTTGCATTCAGGTATTATACACAAAAAATAAATACTTACACTGCTAGTATGATGTTGCCAATATCTAGCACCACAAAATACATAATAATGCCAGTTGTTTTAATGATAATGTTTTTAATACAAGGATTTAGTAATAGACAGTTATTGTCTAAAAAATGCAATGTTGAAATGATACAAACCGCATTAATGACATCTGCCATAATCATGTTTTTTGTATTTGGTTTAATCATTGGATTAATAGAAGCATTCCCCATTTTAAAACGACCATTTGATAATACATTTGGTTATTTTTTATGTGGTATGGATGTAGAAACTCTAAAAACAATAGTTAATAAAATCTATATCCCAAATGTTAGAAATGATGATACCAATATATTAGAAAGTATTATTAGAGATGAATCTTTGCAAATAAACACTGTAAACCCAAATAATTTTCAAATGAAAATGCTCGATTTGAAAATACCAGAAAAAAACAATAATATAGTTATGAAATATTACAATTTAATATTAAGAAAAGATTTGATAGGTTCATTTGTTTTATATATTTTAGCAATAGGACTGGCTGTAATTATTAACCAAGAAACTATTAATAATATTCAGTGTAAAAAAACAGATGAAGATATTATTAAAAGTTTAGATTCAATTAATTTAGAATAACCACAAAAACAGCATAATTTAATATCAATTATTTATAAATGAATGATGCTACGAATAAGTCCAAAGATTTTTTAGCGGACGCAATTAATTCGGAAGAAGGTGTTAAAATTAAACGACCCGCAAAACAAAATGTAAAACAATTTCAAGGTATGAGCAGTGGTGTAATCGGGTTTGTATATTTGTTTTTAATTATCATTATTGCTTTTATACGATTTAGTATGACACGCATTAAAACATATACTAAAGATATGTTATTACCTAAAAAAAACTTTAAACCATATATATTAGTTCCTATACTAATTGCGGTGTTTACGGTGGTCCAAGGTTTCATTAACTCAAATGTGTTATATGCTAGATGTGATAATGCAATGTATATTGAGTCATTTACAACGGCAGCAACAACGATGACTTTTATATTTGGAATAATCGGGGCGTTGATTGAAGCATTTACTTCATGGAAGCGCCCTTTTACAAACACATTTGGTAACTTATTTTCGTCATTTGGAAAAAATTTAAAAGACGATGTAGCTACACAATTGTTTGTGCCAACATTTAAAAAAACAGACACCCAATTAAGTGAAAAAATAAGAAAAGACATCGATATAATTTTAAGAGAGATTACGCCTTATAACTTCCAACTGTTTATAAATAATTTAAATGTGCCTGTAAATGAAGGAACGAAACCAACCATTATTAAATTTTACAATAAATTATTAAGAAAAGATATAATATCAACAACTGTGTGGTATATATTAACTATTATTTTGGTTACAACAATTAATATGAATACAATACTTGGTATGCCTTGCGATAGTCCAATTAAAATTTAGGCAAGGTTAGGTAATATAATATAAATAAGTAGCATAATACTGCTAAAAATATTGTAATAAGCCATATTGGCAAAACTGTTTTTTTTCTAGAAGCCAATCCAAATTGTCTTAAAGAACCATCTTTTCCATAAATAATAGATGGTTTGGCTATTTGTATAACAATAAATAAAATAACAAATAGAACAATAGATACAGATGTTATATTTTGTCTGATAAATAGGCGAAACATTATTATATATATACTATTAATTTAATATTTTAAATAAGAAAATGTAAAACTAAGAAATTTTACTATTAACAGATGCATAAAATATAGTTTTTATTTATAAAACTATATTTTTATTTATAAAACTATATTTTTATTTGTAAAGATATAGTTTTATTTAGTTAATAACCTTCATCGCCGTCTAGATCACCAAAATCATCATCTTCTCCCATCATCCTCATATCCTCCATTTGCTCTACATCGGCAATTCGGGTTTCTTCATCTTCATATGCGGCTTCATCGTCATGAACCGTTTGTGTTGATTCAGTTTGTTCCCTGTCAACTTGTTGTTCTGTTTGTATGATTGCTTGTGCTAATTCATCTTCTATTTCGCGATCATACTGTTTTTTATTATAAATATACAACGATTTGGTTTGACCCAAATTCCAATTACCTAATTTCGCATTTTTCATGTAATCTTCTGATTTGCGGTCTTCTTTACTCATATTTTTAAATGTTTCAACTATGCGTGTTTTTTCGTGTTCTTTATCATTCAATACTTTATTTTGTATATCTTCCATCGATAAGTTAATTGTTGATTTTTGATAAATAAGTGTTTTCAATATAATATTAACAATCTCACTAACTTGATTTTGCAATTCTATATCTTCATCTTCCTCGCCTTCTTCTAATTCGTTGTATATATTTAAATAATTATTTAATGCTTTCATTATTAAGTGCTTATATAACAAAATTGTGATTGTATTATTAAATACACTTTTCTTTGTTTCTTGATTACCAATAATATCCGAATAAACTGGTATGTATTTTGAAAATTCGTGCAAAGAATTATTTTTTTCAACCACCGTTTCTAAATATTCGTTTAAATGACTATCGCCACCATCATCGCCAAATCTAGAAAAACCACCCACTTCTTTTTGTATTATCTCTCCCAATTTGTTATTATGATACTCACTTAGCTTCCAATGTTTGGGCATTGTTTTAGAGACCTCATCAAATGTCACCCCACCAAGAATAAGTTGTGGATACTTTACACAAACATTAAATAATGTATTTTTCAAGTAATTTAATGAAAATAAACTTGTTTCATCGTCACTTGTTAAATATTCGCCACCATTGCGAGTCTTAAATGTTTCCATATTCATAATAAACTCTGTTATATTACGACCCGCAGCGGTAGCACCGATGTTATCAGATATAGATTCATACAACTTCGTATTTTTAGATTTCAATAATAAAATAAAATCATTTACACCGTCATCTGTTGATTCAGTATAAACAAAATCAAAACTATCTAACACATTTTTTAGCAATAAGCTAACTACTTCTTTATCTAAAATATCAAAAACACCTCCGACATCAACGATAACATCACGTAATTTATCTTCAAATAACTTTTTAGGAGATTCGATGTCATTTATATATCCCTGGCTAATAACATTTCTTTTAGATATAATATGGATAAGTTCTATTAAACTATCCATAGAATATGCGTTCCCATCTTGCTTCATTTTGCTTATTTTCTCACTTAAGGTATCATACTTTTTAAAACTACTTTCATTATTAACACAAATTGCTGCTAATTTATCGTCTAATATAGCACCGGTATTATATTTACAATATTTTATAAAACTTAAATAAACAGTTGTTTCATCATAATCACTAGATACAATTGGATACTTAAGTTTAGTGTTTTCATCATTGTAAAACATAGACGCATGCATTAGTTTCATGTAATTGTTGTATTTTACCATCATTCCCTTTATTTCTTTATTACGTTCTATCAAAAGCGGTTCTTTTCCAGAAAAGTAATTAAAATTGTGTGTGGTTTCATTGCAACACGCATTTTCCATAAACGGTATGTTGTTTAATGTATTTAACACGACTTCTCTGTTTTTAACAACCCGTTCCATATCTTCTTGTATTAAAAACGATTGATTAATTACTTTACCCATCAAGCTAAAAATGTATGAAAATTGTCTAATATCTCCTTTTCTTATACTTTCATCAAGCAATTTATCGAAATTACCCGATAAGCATCGTGTTTCTTCTACATTAACCGGATTTAAACTAGGTAAAAAAGTTCCCCATGTTTTAATATCAAAATCACTTACTTCTTCGGATAAACTCATGTTTAAAATCATCCAATCTCTTTTTTCATTTAATTTACTACTAATATCCGACTCATTTAATATTTTGGTTTTAAGGAATTTTATAATTGTTGATACCAGTGAGTCTTTTACTTTATTAAAGTTGGAACGGTTGGTTTTTGGTAAAACATTATAAGGCCGGACACTACTTCGCAGTTTTAAAAACAAACAAGCAATATAAGAAACAATCGATTCATCGCCGCTTTTATCCAACGGAAATCCATCAAATGACATTACACACCCTTCAAATGTGGGCGCTCTTATTAAATGTGGCGTAAGCAATTGTATACCGATTACATACAAACTAATTAACAAAATTATTTTAATTTCATCATTTGCTTTTTCGTAATCTATTTTTTTCTTTTTCTTGTCTTTTTTATCTTTCCTTTCTTTTTTTTCATCCGCACTTTCTTTTTTAGAATACTTTTTCATAAAAATGATCATGTATTTAATAATAAAATCGTGCTGTTGCTTTGTATCTATTTTCAGTTTTTCGTCCAACGTTTTCAATATTTTTTTTACATCTTTAATTAACTCTGTTTGCTTTTTATCAACAATCACCTCCGCCGTTTTATGCTGTAATACGATGTCTGTTTCTTCTTCTAGAATAGCTCGTGATACGCGCTTAAATCCACTTTTCTCATATCCTTCATTTTCATCATACTGCAATTTAGTAATCATGTATCCGCTGTGTTTATCAACAATACTATCACCGTCCGCAGTTCCCCGTAATCTAATTATTTCATTTAAATTATCGATATAATGTCCGCTTTGAAACCCGATTGCTAAATCATAGTAAAAAGTCGGTAGCAAAGGCACATTTGTTTCATAGCAATAATACCAATATACCGACTCATCTCCCACCGATTCTCTACAATAAGTGTTAATAAAGTATAGTATATTCCCCATTTTTGAGACCATATCATAATCCGACAATATCTTGTTTTTCAACTCTTCATGAGGCGAAACCATAACTTCTTCAGCAGTCAACATTTTACCAATATTTATTTTTTGTATATCGTATTTTAAGTCACGCGTTTTATTTAATATTTTAAGTAGTTTGGCCGATTCGTTGCCTTGTGAAATCCTTTCTGAAATCATTTTATTAATCTCTTCTTTGTTTTTTAATTGCATCTCATCATAGTGCTTTATTAGTTCTTCAGCAGACCATTCATCAACCGTTTGTTCTTGATTTTCCTTATTCATGCATTCTTTGTTTATTTTCAAACAATTCTGTTTTACATTACAAAATCCGATTTCATCAACAGGTTTATTTGTTTTATCGTCGTCCAATTCCCACTTGTTATTTTTTCTAACATAATAATGCATTTCATAACCGTTGGGTTCTAGTATCGCATAATCACCTTCTTGAACGCTTTTATAACCGTCGGTCATACTTCTGGCATCTAGTTCGGGATTTTTCGCGCGCATTTCAGTTAAGTGTTTTACCAAGTCATTATAAGATATTTCACCACCACGCTCTTCGTTTAACCCTTCTAAAATATCATATGGGGTATCATCGTATTTCGAGTCGTATTCCACATTTTTATTATTGTCTTGTAATAAATCGTCTAATTCAAAATATTTTTTCGACAATTTAACATCATCTAAGGGAGTTGGATCGCATTCACTATTATCAATACTTCTCCGTTTTAATTCTTGTTTTATTTCACTTAATGTTTCTGGAGTTAATTTGCTGTCATTTTCCGCGTCATCCAAAGAATTGTGTATTTCCCGTGCTATTATCGACATCATCAATCGACCATCGTCTAACCGATACATTTTATTTAACAACTGCATATCCGTTTCTTTATCAATATTATACAACTTTCTAACCTCGGCCGACTTAATGTATTTCTCTAAATCACTTATCTTAACATAATTTTTAATGAATTTTATGTAATTATTGTATTTTATGAGGTTGCTAATTTTTTCTTTTTTGTATTTTGCAATTTGATTTTCTATATAATCTTTCATACGTAAGTAATCATCGTAAACTATTCCATCTTTGTGTATATGATATGGCGTTAAATATTGGGTTATCCTATCAAGAGATACACCATTTTCTATTTCAGATTGTAAATTTTTAAACAACTCGTTTACATTTAATGTTGTATTATCAACAACTTCTTTCCATGGAATGGGTGTTTCGCTTAACGTTTTATTTGAATGATACACAATATTATCAAGTATACTGACAGGAGACGATATGTCATTCAACATTACCTCTGTATTATCATTTAAAATACTACCGTAATGAATTTGATTTTCATGATAGCTTACTTTTTTCAATATAGGTGTGATATCCGAAAATATATTTGAATATTGCATTATTTCGTATGGAAGTGTTATGAATCCTTTAATGTATAATTTATCACTCAGTGTAATTGGCAAACGTTCTGTATTGGATGGGATAAATTTAGAACACCCCTGACGTTTTTTAGACAGCGGCTTAAGTTTGGTTAATCCAACACTTGTTTTGTCAATTACAAAGCGGTCATCGTTAGTTAATTCTCCCATTTCCCCTTTTTCATCGTAAACGATATTTATACTTTTAAAATCATCCATATTTTCAACAATAACATTATTACCATATGATTCCATTACTAGCATATCAGATTGTTGCATTGGCTTATCATATGTAGTAAAATCAATATTTTTGTAGAAATAGTCGTATTTGTTTTGTCCATCCGGTATTGTATTTGATTTATATTCACTATTAATTCTAGTTAATTCGTTTATAAAATCACTGGTTGTTTTAATTGAAATATCATCATTTTCACCATCAATATCATATATGTGTTTTTTTGTTTCCACTACAGGTAACGCCCAATACACCGTCTTTGCGTTATTTAATAATTCTGCGATGGGTTTGTAATCGGTGGTTTTATATAAAGTATCTGAAAAATATCCTTGTTCATCAAAAGTGGAAAATTCGTCCCTTAACTCTTTGTATCTTTCTAACATAACATTAATGTGTTTTAAAAACTTAGAAGTTCGTTGTGATGATGGAACACTAGACAGCAGATCATCCATCAAGTCATCGACCTGATCTTTTATATCGTATATTTTTTCTTTTTCAGACAATTCTACTTCTTCCCTTATCTCTCCCAAATCTTCGTCTAAAAATTCAATATCTTTTATATCAATCAAATCATCTTCTAAATTAACGTCTTCTTCATCTTGAAACATATCATCTTCATCTACATCACTTTCAAATTCACCATCCTGTGCCATCACATCTGTATCTATATCTTTTCCTTCCAGTTTTCCTTCCTTACCCGCCTCTCCTTCCCCTTCTACAACCTTTTCCACATCTCCTTCTAATCCCCTTTCCCTACTCCCTTCATCTTCCATCATTACATCTTTTTTTGATTTTGGTGGTTTAAAATCTTTAATGGATTGAATTGGTAAATCACGAGGAATACCTTTGTATTCAAAATCAATATATAAAAAGGAACCATCTGGATAACTTTCAATTTCAATTCTATCTTCTTCTAGATTTGTGATTTTCCCATTTATTATTGTAGGTAGTTCTCCTCCAAATTCAATGGTTATCCATCTGTTTACCACCAAGTCATTTTGCCTAGCAAACCCTGGTTTTTCTGGATTATACAATATAAGTAGTTGTTCTATGGATTCCTCTGTTAAAAATCCTTCAGCCACATTTAAAATTGTTTTCTTAAGTGACTTTTGCTCTAATAACTCTATTTCTTTTTCATCTATATAATTAACCATAAACACATTGTCGTTTAAATCGCCATTATCTGGTGCTACAATTTTAATAATCTGTCCTAAAGACAAAAATAAAGAATCCGACATTTTTTTTTCCATTGTCTTATAAAATAACTAGAAATTATATTCAAATATTATTAAGTGTTTATCATATTATTAAATTGATTTAAATAAATAATGATAAACTAAATATTAATAATAATTATGTATAATCTTAGCGAATATTTCGATTTCACCCGTATCAATGATAAAGACTATTGTGAGTCAAAAGATTTGATTGTAAAGAAAATACATAATCTACATCTTTTAAAATACAAGAAAAATAGGTTGAATTCTGATAATACAGAAACGTTGGGGCTATTTCGTTCGGTTATTGTAGACAACGATCGCGTTGTTTGTTTTGCGCCTCCTAAATCATTAGCACTTAACCAGTTTGATGATTGGTCTAAACTTGAAGACGACAAATATGTTAGTCAACCATATATAGAAGGAACGATGATTAATATGTTTTGGTCTCCGGAAATTGACGATTGGGAAATATCTACCAGAAGTAATATTGGTGCGAATTGTTATTTTGATAAAGATGAAAAAACCACATTTAGAACAATGTTTTTAGATGCGATGCTATTCTGCGATCTTGAGTTTGAACATTTCAACAAAAACTTTATTTATAGTTTTGTGATGCAACATCCTAAAAATGTAAGAGTTGTTCCTGTCAACAGGGCGTTTGTTTATTTGGTAAATATTTACCAATTGGTTAATAACTATTGTGTAACAACTGTAATAACTGATGGTGGAGAACACGGTGATTGGCATAAATTTCGAAATATTACAATTCCAACTATTGTTCCTGATGTATCTTCTTATAAAGCATATATGAATCAAATGAACGATATAATTGATTCTAACTACAATTATGTTTATCCTGGTTATGTAATTAAAACACAAGATTCGATGCGCCGATTAAAAATCACGAATCCTTCTTATGAATATGTTAAAAATTTAAAAGGTAATAGCACTAAAAATCAATATCGATATTATGTATTGCGTCAGGAAGGAAAGGTTGGTGAATATCTTAAATATTTTCCAAAGTTTAAGTTTCAGTTTCAAAAGTTTAGAAAAGACTTGCATCACTTTACCAATGAATTATATAGTTCATATGTATCGTGTTATATTCTAAAAGAAAGGGAATTGAAATATTTCCCTAAAAGATACAAAACAAATATGTTTAATATGCACCAATTATATTTACAATCTCTTCCATCAAATAAAGATAAGGTTACTATTAGAAAAACAATTGAGTATGTAAATACGATGGACCCTGCTTTGTTGATGTATTGTATGAATTCCGACTTTAATCAAAATGAAATTAATAAAGCATGTATCGCGGCAGAACAATAAATAATGAAAGCAAACCACTAAAAAATAAAAATAAAAGTAAAAATAATAAATCTATATTTTTGTGTAAATCAAATAATATTTTACCAAAACAAGTTAAATATTATTAGTAAATATTTGTATATGCGTATTGATTACACCCCTCAATTAGATTTTAAAGATGTTTTAATTCAACCCAAGCGAACTACGATCTCAAGTCGTTCTCAGGTATTGTTGGAAAGAACCGTTACATTTCCTAATACAACCGCAACATGGACGGGAGTGCCGATTATTTCTTCTAATATGGATACAACTGGAACATTTGAACTATATGATGTTTTATCACAATTTAAAATGATTACTTGTTTACATAAACACTATACATTTGATGATTTTAAATCCAGATATGAAACCGCTCCATTAAATCCCGAATATTTCATGATTTCAATTGGTATAGGAGAAGATTCATTATTGAATTTACAAGAACTTGTCAATTTTTCAAAAGCAAAGTGGATCTGTATTGATGTTGCAAATGGGTATATGAGTCGAGTAGTTGAATATGCTATTACAATTCGTAAATTATTTCCAGATAAAATTATTGTAGCTGGAAATGTAGCATCAAAGGAGATGGTAGAAGAATTGATCATTAACGGTAAAGTAGATGTTGTTAAAGTTGGGATTGGTCCTGGTAGTGCTTGTTTAACCCGTCGTAAGACGGGAGTGGGAGTTCCACAATTATCGGCAATTATTGAATGTGCCGACGCAGCACATGGTGTAAATGGTTCAATTATAGGAGACGGCGGTATTACTTGTCCTGGTGATTTGGCAAAGGCGTTTGGTGGGGGTGCCGATTTTGTTATGATTGGTGGTCAATTTGCCGGACATGATGAAAATCCAGGTACCATAGAAGAAATAGATGGAAAAAAATATAAATTGTTTTATGGTATGAGTTCTGAACATGCAATGAAAAAGCATTATGGAGAAATGGCTACATATCGTTCTTCAGAAGGAAGGGTAGTGCGGGTTCCTTATAGAGGCGCTCTTAAAAATACGGTGCAGGACTATTTAGGTGGATTAAGATCAACTTGTGCTTACATTAACGCCCATAGTATAAAAAACATACCAAAATGTACGACATTTTTAATGGTCGGTCAACAACTTAATACTCATTTTGAAAAATAAGTAAGTAAATATGTAATAAATAAGTAAATATGTAATAAATAAGTAAATATGTAATAAATAAAAATAAATGTATTTTTATTTATTGTTTATACGCATAAACATAGTAGTATATTAATTTTTAATTATTGAAAGTTGGTTTTCAACTCTTTAAATACATTGGAGGCAATAATACAAGAATTATGTAGTATTTCAACGACATTTGCCGTATTTGCTACATCCTTATTATCATCTGTGAATGCGATTCTAATAATGGAGTTTTCATCGTGTGGATGTTGTTTTGAAAATCCAACAAATGATAGTAACCTTGTATTTCTATAATAATAGTAATGCATAACATACTCCAATATTTTACCAATTGTATAGTCTTCTTTATATAGTATGATATCAAATGAGTCTTTTAAGGCAACTGGCATTTCCTTTACTGAAAACAACTTTCCACTTTCACTTGCTGTTTGTATGCCACCTAAACGACTTATTAACATATCACACGCCTTTCTTATAATTTGTTTATTTGTATAAATACCCAATGTTTCAATACAAAAGTCATAAGAACCATCTTTTGTATAACGCAATCCATCATGATTAAACCAATTTGTTTTTTCATAATCTATTTTTTCTTCCAATTTTGCTAATTCAGCTTCTTCCACATCATCGCGCATCTTTTGCTCTATTTTTTCCCATTCCGCATTTTGCTTCACTCTGTCAATCGCATATTTATAGGCACAAGATGACACTACATTATACATTCCATTATCCCTTGCTTTTTTTATATTTAAATCACATGTCAGTTTTAATTTTTCACCTTTTATTTCCTTTGATATCATTGGTTTTAGCCTCGCAAACAGTATATATGATTTAGTTTGTTTATTAGGGGGGAATAGTTGTTTTACTTTATCTTGGGTCAATTCTTTCCCGGTTTTTTTATCAACCAGTTTAAAATCTTTTGTTGTGATATATTCCATAGAATTAGACAGATTTTCCCTATCAATAACCACTTGCAAATCTTTTACACTGTCGTTTAAATCCCCCACATACACCGGAATACAACCCAATCGTTGCTTTAATATTTCGTTGTTAAACATAGTGGTATTATGCTCGATATTAATTGAATTATCATCTGTATCGATAACAGCAGTTTCAATATCAGATATTATTGTTCTTCTTAACCCATTCACAATACTTACATTTGTGTTACTTACATTAAAATTTAACATATCATGTTCTTCAACAATACCATCAACTTTAGGTAAAGGAATTGAACTAGAGAACTCTTGATTTTCTGGAGATTTAGAATTATTCATCGAACCGCTCATTATTATATAAAATACATATAAATAAATATATTTATATCAATTTTATTTACGATAATTATTTACGATAATTATTTACGATAATTATTTACGATAATTATTTACGATAATTATTTACGATAATTATTTACGATAATTATTTACGATAATTATTTACGATAATTATTTACGATAATTATTTACAAACAATTATAATAGTTCGTTATAATTGTTATATAAAAAAATTCCCATTTAGTAAATGAGTTCTGTATTGTATTATAGTAAGTATTGTAAAAACTGTAGTTCTATTATAGGAAAATTATCAAAAACATCTATTCAAAAAGATATTCATTTTGTTTGCGTGGATAAAAGAGTAAGAAAAGAAGGTAAAATATATTTAATGCTCGATGGGGGTAAACAGGTATTACTTCCTGAAACGGTTCATAAAGTCCCTGCTATTTTGCTATTGTATCAAGGTTATCGTGTATTGTATGGAAAAGACATCATGAACTATTATCAGCCAAAGATCAACGCAGAAACCGGAATTGCTACACAAAATAATTTAGAACCATCTGCATATTCATATACTGAAATGGGAACAAATATGTCAGATGACTATTCTTATTTAGATCAATCAAGTGATGAAATGGCAGCAAAAGGGCAAGGCGGAATGCGTCAAATGCATAGTTTTGTGTCGTTAAACGAATCGCTGTCTATTGAAACACCTCCCGAAGATTATATTCCAGATAAAGTGCGAGAAACCGATTTAGATAAATTACAAAAACAACGCACTATGGAATCAAATAATACTAAATATTAAATACGAAATAATCAATGCATTATAATTTTATGGATTAAATAATATTTTTTATCAAATAAAATAAAAATAAAATAAAAACCAAGTAGGGTTCTTTGTATTTGTTTTTTCATTTTTTCATTTTGTATTTGTTTTTTTATTTTTTCATTTTGTATTTGTTTTTTCATTTTTTCATTTTGTATTTGTTTTTCCATTTTTCATTTTGTATTAGTTGGTAGTGGTCGGGTTAGAGAGGCCCGAACACGCGTGCAGGTGTCTTTAAATTCTCCCCAGTCACCATCGTCGATGTAAAGCATGTATGCTCCCTGTACCACTTTGTTGGCATCGAGATAATAAAAGTCATGAACGTTTGTTTCATTTACCAAACGATAAAGACAGTCTTTTAACGGCAGTGGAATGAACCGCGTTTCAACCGGTGGGATAATGTCGTTTTCATTCGCGCTATTTTCCTTAAACGCAGTTTCGTCAGCGACCAATCGTTTTAATGGAGATGGCTTCAATAGTTCAATTGTGTTTGCGTCCATAATTAATAACGGTGCTGTGCGTGTGTTGTGCGTGTGTTGTGCGTGTGTGTTGTGTGTTTACTGGATCGGGTTGCGTAAATGTTTAACAAGGTACAAAAATCTCGTCAATTTTATATTATAACAATTATAATATATTTTTATTATAATTACTTAAAAAATACAGTACATAATATCATAATGGATAAAGTATCTTTATCAAAAGCATTTTCCAACCACTATATGGAATTTTTAGATGAAGTGATAAAAGTATACCCCAAAAATATTAAAATAAGAACATTTCGAACTGCTTCATCACAAATAAAATCTATTAATCCAAGTAAGTTAATTAAAATGTGGCATAAGGTTATTGGTTTAAAATTTAAAGAACAAATTTATTCTGAAAACTTCGATTTTTTTAAGAACATGGACTATTCTTCTAACTTAAAAAATACAAAATGGGATTCAAATGATATTTATAGTTTTATAAATGAAATGAAATCATCGTGGGACACTTTATCAGATGAAAATAAGAAAAAAACTATGAAATATTTAAATAACTTAACCAAAATGGGGGAAATGTATAATGCAAAGCAATAGCAATAGCAATAGCAATAGCAATAGCAATAGAAATAGATATATATAGATACAAAATATACAAAATATACAAAATATACAAAATATACAAAATATACAAAATATACAAAATAGTAATATATTTCAATTAACTTTAATTTAAATATATTAGTAAATATCTCTATATATGGCTGATGTATCAAATAATGGCAGTGAAGAAATTCCAAGTGAATTTAAAAATTTAATGAATGATTTTATGGGAGATATATTAACTAGTTTTCCAGAATTAGCACCAGATATAGAGCCGTATTCTACATTAGATGATAATGATACATTAAGTTATTTATTTCAACATTGTAAAACGGTGTATCCGGCAAGATTTTTTGATATTTTATACAATAATGGATCTATATTTACCGATGAAAATATAACTACAGAGTTTCTTCCTAATGTTGATTTTTCCAAGTTATGGAAAGAAAATTTGACGCAAAAAACTAGAAATATTATTTGGAAGTATCTGCAATTAATTTTATTTTGCGTGATTCAAAATGTAAAAGATGCTTCATATTTTGGCAATAGTGAAAAATTATTTGAAGCCATCGACGAAGACGAATTTAAAAAGAAAATAGCAGAATCGATGGATGATATTGGCCAGTTTTTCCAGGAAAATGGTTCTATGTTTAATCAAAAAGACGCGTCTGGTAATGAAGACTTTAACATGCCGGATAGTGAAAAAATACATGATCACATCAGTGGGTTGTTGAAAGGAAAATTGGGAAGATTGGCGTCTGAAATAGCAGAAGAAACCGCAGATGAAATGAATTTGGATTTATCAGGAAGTGAAAATGTAAACGATATCTTTAGCACTCTTTTTAAAAACCCTACCAAATTAATGACGATGGTTAAGTCAATTGGTTCAAAGATAGATAATAAAATAAAGTCAGGACAAATCGATGAAAAGGAGTTAATGCAAGAAGCAGGCGAACTAATGAAACAAATGAAAAATATGCCGGGGATGAAAAATATGGATAAAATGTTTAAATCGATGAATATTCCCAGCGATATGATTCCTAAGAACTCCAAAATTAATTTTGGAGCGATGCAGCAAAAATTGTCTGAAATGACAAAACAAAACAATACAAAGGATAGAATGTTGAAAAAGTTAGAAAAACGAAAGCAAACAAAAGAACAAATACACCAATCTACAAAATCATCAACAGAAAAAACATATCAAGAAATACAAAGCGAAATAGATTCTATATTTAAAACTTTTCAAATGGAAGGGGGTGATAATAAAGAGGTTAGCAACGCAGCCCGCAAATCGACCAGCAAATCGACCAGCAAATCGACCAGCAAACCACTTAATAAAAATAAAAATAAAAATAAAAATAGAAATAGAAATAAAAATAAAAGCAACTTACAACAAAATTAACTGGTTATAAATAAAAAAATAACTCATTACTATATATTAAATGGATATGGATAAATTTTGGTTAGATGATCCGCTTATTATTTTTAAAAAAGAAAGGATATCTGAGTTTTTGCCCGACAAAGGATTTAGTGCTTCTAGAAAACTAAACGCTATTACTAGAACAATTATAATATTAACTATTTTAGGATATTTTGCGTCGAAAAATATCAAAATAATAGTAACAGGTGTTATTACTTTGGGTTTTATAGTTGCGATCTACTTTATTCAAATAAAAAAAGAAGAAGACGCACAACAAGTTAAAAATATAATGAAAGAAGGGTTTCAAAGCAACGCCCAGCAGTTTGATAAAATTATGGAAAAAAATTTCACAACGCCAACTAGACAAAACCCAATGATGAATGTATTGTTGCCTGAAATACATGATACACCAAATCGCAAAGAAGCCGCTCCTAGTTATAATCCTAATATTAGAAAAGAAATTAGTGAAAAAGCCAAATCAAATTTAGAAGATGAAAAATTATATAAAAATTTAGGAGATAATTTAAGTCATCAACATATGATGCGAAATTTTCATTCTATGCCAAACACAAGTGTGCCAAACAATCAAAAAGACTTTGCTATGTTTTGTTATGGCTCTATGAATTCGTGTAAAGAAGGAGATGAAGATGCTTGTTCTAAAAACATGAGAAGACTCGGAAATAATATATATTAAATTAATAAATAAAATAATTATCTTTATGTTATTTATATAAGAATGGCGAATGCTAGCACCTTTAATTACACATTTTATAATTTAACTGGTATAAATGACGATGTTGTTGGATTATCAGAAAGCGATGTTCAAAACCAACATTTTGGCTCTTATACTACAAAGAACTTCTTTGAAAATAATTGTGGTATGAAAAAACCTATTAGCTTTGCTACACAACAACCAAACGTATTTTATAATGGAGGTCCAGGGACTGTTGGTGTAAATGGATGCAATGTAGAAAGTGATTCCAATCTTAAAATTGGAAGTATACAAACAAATGCAAAATGCCGAATTAGTCTCCAAGAAAGACCATTTAAAAGCGTTCCCTATCTAGGAAGAGGTAAGTCTGACGCACTTCAAGAAAGCAAACTTCAACAAGGAACTTATTTTGCCGATAAGAAAAGTTGCCGACAAGTTACTGAAAAATCGTTTCGAACAACCGATGTTGATTTAGTGCCAACTTTAAAAGCAACTATTCAAAACCCTAATAATTTAGTAGAAGGTGTAGCCAACAAAGGATGGATTCGTGGTGGATTACCTTCACGAGATATGTCTAGAGACAACGATTACTTAAACAAGTGAAAATAATTTAAACATAACTAACACAATTAGTATTATAATCATGTATAATACTAATATCGTCGTTAACTATAACAAGGTGGAAGGTGACGAATCCGATACTACATATAGAAAACAACTACTGGAATTTGTAAAATTAACAGAATTCAGCGATGATGTAAATACCAAAGTAGACGCGTTGTATGATACATACAAAGATAATGACGATCTTAAAAAAATATTGCCGGTGTTACAAAAACATTTAGAGCAAAGATGGCCTTTCGAAATGGACAATAAAACAATCTTTATTTTTCTTTTTGCATTTGATTATTTTTATTTAACATATCCATTTGTGTCTGCACTAATAAACAACGATGAACACACCGCCCTTTTAATAGAACCCATTATTAGTAAGATAAACCTAAATATTAAATCAAAATAATACACAAAATAATACACAAAATAATAACATATTATATTAAATGGCATCAACAAGACTAAAAAATTTACCCAGAGAATATTTGCGAGAAAAAAAGATAAACCAAGATGTAAATAATTATGAGATGGACATTAACAAAAAAATGCCTAATAAAACATTTTTACCTGATTTAGGCATAAATCCAGGTAACATGTCCAATTCTTTTTATCATAATACTTTTTCCAATAATACTTGTGATATTGAAAGTGATTTAATGGGAATTAATAGCACAAACTTGGTAGAAAGTAAACCACAATTTAAACCACAATTAAATACACTTCCATTTAAACGATACTTTGAACTACCAACCGCTTTTGTTCCAGAACCTTTAGTAGTCAATCATAAACAACGACCGATCGGTCCTTTCACTAACAATTAATTTATAATTTATAATTTATAATTTACAATTTATAATTTATAATTTATAATTTATAATTTATAATTTATAATTTATAATTTACATTATTTACAATACCATATATGATATATGTGGTATTTTAATTACTTAAAATATATATATACACATGAGTTATTTAAATGAGTACGCTGATATACAAAAAAATATTGATGAATCTAGATTTAGTGAAACTGCAGAGTATTTAGTAAACCATTTCTCTTATGTAAATGATGTAGCAAGAAACCAATCCGAAACAACCATGAATAAGCTATCTGGTGTTTTAACGGGTATATTAACACGAGATGAATATCAACAAACCATTGTTAAATATGACGCGAGTGAAAATGTGGTTTTATTTAAAAAAGTAGATGATGGTCCAAATAGTATTATTTTAGATATTAGTGATAGTCATGCTATTCGAATACCTGTTGGAACAAGCGCAGAGAGACCAACCGTTATTAGAGACGGTTATTTACGCATAAATACAACAACCGGTAGTTTAGAAGTATTTGTGAACGGACAATGGGCTCAGTCTTTAAATGTCCTTACTGCACAATCATTTATTGAAAATTATGTAGATATTTATGCTGCAGATATTAGTCGCAATTTAAATGATAAGATAAACACTGACATTAGTAATGTTATAGGTGGAGCAAGTGAATCGCTTGATACATTATTAGAATTAGAAAACTATGTAACTGATTTAAGTGATGGAAGAGTCGCCACATTACTTGTCGATTTTATTGATTTATCTGGGAGGGAAGACCAACACTACATGCAATTATCAAATGAAATTATAACTCTTAGTAGTGAAAGTGTTAGAGATATTTCAGATCTATCATCTATTACATTCCATACTATTTCAACTGAAATAGTTGATTTATCAAGTTATACATCATCCGAACTCTTACTTGAAAAATCAAGACTTAGCATTGAATTATCTACAGAAATAAAAGATTTAAGTAGTGAAACAATGAAAGATATATCTGACTTATCTGCACTAACATTTAATACACTAAATACAAATATAACTGATCTTTCCAATTATACTTCTTCGGAATTGTCTCATAAAATAAGTGATTTAAGTAGTGCAACTAGTAGCGACATTACTGATTTATCCAACTACACATCCGCAGAATTGTCGCTCGAGAAAAACAGACTTAGTGTTGAACTTTCTACTGAAATACGTGATTTAAGTAGTGAAACTGGTAGCGACATCACTGATTTATCGAATTATACCTCTGCAGAATTATCGCTTGAAAAAAGCCGTCTTAGTGTTGAACTTTCCACCGAAATTCTCGATTTAAGCAGCGAAACAAGCAGCGACATTACTGATTTATCTAATTACACTTCTGCAGAATTGTCTCTCGAGAAAAATCGCCTTAGTGTTGAACTATCTAATGAAATCAGCGATTTAAGTAGCGAGACTGCACGAGACATTACAGATTTATCTAATTACACATCCGCAGAATTATCACTTGAAAAATCACGCCTGAGCATTGAACTATCTACTGAAATCCGAGATTTAAGTAGCGAAACTACCAGCGACATCACCGATTTATCCAACTACACTTCATCAGAATTGTCACTTGAAAAAAGCCGTCTTAGTGTTGAACTTTCTACTGAAATACGTGATTTAAGTAGTGAAACTAGTAGCGACATTACTGATTTATCCAACTACACATCCGCAGAATTGTCACTTGAAAAAAGCCATCTTAGTGTTGAACTTTCTACTGAAATTCGCGATTTAAGTAGTGAAACTAGTAGCGACATTACTGATTTATCCAACTACACATCCGCAGAATTGTCACTTGAAAAAAGCCGTCTTAGTGTTGAACTTTCTACTGAAATTCGCGATTTAAGCAGCGAAACAAGCAGCGACATTACAGACTTATCTAATTACACATCCGCAGAACTGTCTTTGGAGAAAAATCGCCTCAGCGTTGAATTGTCCAACGAAATCAGTGATTTAAGCAGCGAAACCGCTCGAGATATTACAGATTTATCCAACTACACATCCGCAGAACTGTCTTTGGAGAAAAATCGCCTCAGCGTTGAATTGTCCAACGAAATCAGCGACCTAAGTAGCGAAACCACTCGAGATATTACGGATTTATCCAACTACACATCCGCAGAATTATCACTTGAAAAAAACCGTCTAAGTCTTGAACTTTCTACTGAAATACGTGATTTAAGTAGTGAAACTAGTAGCGACATTACCGATTTATCTAATTACACATCTGCAGAATTATCACTTGAAAAAAACCGTCTTAGTGTTGAACTATCCACCGAAATTCTCGATTTAAGTGGCGAAACCAGCCGCGACATTACCGATTTATCTAATTACACATCTGCTGAATTATCACTTGAAAAAAACCGCCTTAGTGTTGAACTATCCACCGAAATTCTCGATTTAAGTAGCGAAACTACCCGCGACATTACAGACTTATCTAATTACACATCTGCAGAATTGTCCTTGGAGAAAAATAGACTAAGTCTTGAACTTTCTACTGAAATACGTGATTTAAGTAGTGAAACTAGTAGCGACATCACTGATTTATCCAACTACACCTCTACCGAACTGTCGCTCGAGAAAAACAGACTTAGTCTTGAACTTTCTACTGAAATACGTGATTTAAGTAGTGAAACTAGTAGCGACATCACTGATTTATCCAACTACACCTCTACCGAACTGTCGCTCGAG